CTCGTTCTGCCTTCACCTTAAAATATGCTATCCAATAATAAAATTCATCTTGTGTAAAACACAAAACTTCTTCCATACTCATTTTCAATTCTTGACCCAAAGAGAGTACGGAATACAACTCCGAATCAAATCTTACTTTTTTTCAGCTTCCTCGTAAGAAACACCAGACAACATTTCTGTTGCTACTTTAGCTATAACATTTGCATCAGCATTATTCAATAATGTTAGCTTATCATCTAGCTTAAATATTTTATTTCCTTCTGAGTCTTTTGCTTTAAGAACTATTGCATCTACCAATACTCCTAGATCATCATTCTTTGCACCTTTGAATAGGTTTCTTTTTTCACCTAATGTAAATGGTGAGCAGTATATTGTTAAAGGTTTGCCTTCCTCGCCCCACTCAGCTACCTCAATCTTTTTTATGCCTAAAGCTTCAAATTGTGCTTTAACTCTATCTATTACGTTCATATCTTCCTTTATCTAATTAATTATTGTGTTGATAATGATAATGCACCAGTACCAGTAAATGTTAATTCAGCTTCTACCATTCCATCAAATGATGCTGATATATTATAAGCTGTTACTATTGCAGAACCTTCATAAAATTTATCTCCAGTACTTGCACCTTCTGGGAAAACTTTAATTGTTATTGAACCACCTACAACTAGTAAAATTTGCCCTGCATCAGCTTCATCAAAAAATAATGATGCTGAACCAGAAAAACCTTTTAAACCAGCTTTGTAAGTTCTTGTAGTATCACCTAATGAAGTATCTTCAATAGTGTCAGATGTTTGCTCTAAAGTATAACTTCTAAGTTCGCCAAGAGTTGTTGTGCCAACTTTTATTACACCTTCTGAGCCAGTATGTGTTGCCATATTTGTTTCCTTGTTTGTTTATGTTAAGGTGTGCCAGAAGTGTATTGATACATAACTCGCACCACCATTCTGATACCACCTATTGGGAATAAAACTCCTTCATCAGTAGAAACTTCTACTACCTGAGTTTGTTTTGCATACCCACCTCTTGTTCTATCAGAATTTAATCTTGTTTCAATCGTTGTAATTAACTCGTTTCTTTTTGTGTCAATATTTGTTGGAGTTCCTTTAACATAACCAACGATTACATAATCTGCTAATGCTTCTCTTAATGCACTTGTAAAACTTATTGTTTGATCTGATCTAGTTTCATTACCTGATTGCACAAAACAAGCTGGATATTGTTGTTCAGATAACTCATCAACATTAAAAGGTTCTCTAGTAACTTTTTTTAAAGTTATAGGAGATGTGCCAGTTGAAATTGTTGTAATAATATTAGATGCTATATCTTCTCGTTTGCTCATTAGATTTTAGATAGTTTGTTATATTCTTTCATAAATACATTCATAATAGGTTGTATCTCTCTTGCACCAATAGCAAAGAATTTTCTTTTCTTCTGATTGCCTAGTGCTTTAGTGTTTTGGAATTTGTTTGCAAAATAAATAATAGCTTCTGTTGGTGATGACTTCTGTGTAATGTTAGATAGCATTTGACCTGAGAATGTTAAATCAGGAAACTGTGTTTGTCGCCCTGCATTACTTCTAAATGTTTTATAAGCTTCTGTATAAGGTGGAAAAGAATTACCATCTGCATTTTGACCTCTAGTAGTTCTTTGTTTAATAATACCCATTAAGAACTCAGCAGTTCTTCCTAATGCAGTCTTAACTATTTGTGGTTGTTCTCTTACTTGTTTTTCAAAGTTCTTAGCAACTTGTAATGAATTATCTTCAACAGTTAATCTCATCTTATAAGTTTAAGTCTATGATAAGGTGCTTTTTCTGCATTGATAATTGTATTAGAATCATCAGCATCATACTCAACACCATCTCTTAAAATAGATTCAAATTCATCAGCATACATTTGTTGATAATGTTTCATCATAACTTGGAATCTATCAGGGTTATCATTTGAATTAAATTTAGTTAATTGTGGACAAGCATAAGAACCAATTACTTTATAAACACTTGCTCTTTTAAATTGTGCATCAGTTAATAATGTTGCGTCCATTTCAGTTGTGTTTAATATTGAAATATCTCTATAAGTTTCTTTTGAATAAATAGGAAACCATCTTATTCTTAAATCTCGTTCTATATCTGCTCTTGCTTGTGCGTGATAATCATTTGGACTTGTGAATGATGCAATACCAAACGTAAGAATATCTGGTTGGTAAAAAGTTAAATCTGCATCTACTGTAAAATTTGCCATAGTAATATTTGGTTGATGGGGCTTTTACACCCCACCAAGTTAAACTAATTAAAGAGCAGTATCAGTTTTTACAGATACTCCGTAAGTGTCTTTTAATACACCTACTCCGTATGTAATTGATGCTACAATTTCAGTTCCTCTTAGAGATGCGTCTCTTTGAGTTTCTACTTTGAAATCTTCTTTTAATGCTAAGCCGATTGACATTGGGTGAAATACTGCACCGAATGAATCATCATAAGCATCAATAGAGATATTTGCGTTTTCAAAAATATCAATACCAGCAAGTCTGCCGATATATCCATTTAATAAAGCTTCATTTCCAACATCAGAAATAGCACCACCAGTAGCATTAGCATAAGCTGGTTGTGTTAAAGTTTTCTTTAAATTGAAAGTCGCTTTTGGGTGAAACACAGCATAGTAAGGTGCAGGTACGTTTGCACTTCTTAAAATAGCTTGTGCTTTGAAAAGCAAGTCTGCTGTTAGTTCTGTTCCAGCACCACCTTGATCTGATGCAGATGCGAAATCATCTAGTAAACCAGCTAAATCAGTATCTACTTTTTTAGCGATTGCTTCACCGAATAATTTACCTATGTCAGCACCAACATTACGACTAGCTGAATCTCTAGCTAAGTCAGTAAGAGTTGTCATAACACCAATTTCTGAAGCTGTGATAGTTACAGATGTTGGGTTTACTGCTGTGTTTGATAAATCAGTTGCTTCGTTTACTGCTGATGCACTGATCGTTGGGTACACAGGAACTTCTATTGTTTTTCCTGAACCAACGATTGGGTATGTTGTTACAAGTGGTCTCATTACAGATGTTTCTTGAAATGTAAAGATAGCTTCTTGTGTTATATTTGTAAAAAGTTCACTTAATGTTGAACTTGTTGTTTCATTTGCCATTGTTTTATTTTAGTTATTGTTAGTTGTTAGTTTCATTTTAAAAGAACCCTGATCTCTTTGTTTCCTTAAGTCAGAATATAATTTTCTGTCATTTGGATTACTTAAATCAAGATCACCAATTTTTAATTGCTTAGGAGTAGCACCACCAACTTGACTTCTGCTTCCTGCACCACTAGGTGATGAAGAAACATGATGTGGGTTGTTTTTTAAATATTCGGCTACCAAATCATTTACTGACATTGGTTCACCTCTATCTGAATATCTTGGAGTTCCATCTTCGTTTATAACTTCAACAGAACCTTGCTCGTTAAGTCTAACATTTGATCTTAGTAGTTGTTTAACTTCTGCTGGTTTAACAGCTTTCATTCCACTAGCTACATTGACTAAAGTTTCGTCTATACGAATCCTTTTTAATTCAGTCTCCAACGATTGAATTTTTGAATCCTTTTTTGATACTGTCTCCTTCAGAACTTTATCAAACTCGCCACGTTGTTTTGCGATTTCTAGTTCTTTAAGTTTCTTTTCTTCAATTAACTTTTTAGCTTCTTCAATGTCTATGCCATCAAGTTTATTTGATACAGATTTTTTATATCTGTCTAATCTTCTTTGAACTATATTTTCTAACTGCTCGGCAGTAAAAACTTTATTCTCAGTTGATTCAGAAACTTCATTTACTCCAGTATTGTTCTGAGATACTGTTTTCTCAACCGACTCTACTTTTACTTGGTCGTTCATTGTTTGTTCTCCTTCTATATTGTTATTGTTATCAATTATCAAGATAATTGTAAAAATGCAACAGTATGTTGCTAAAATGTTCTATTCTAATGTATATTCAAAAGTACCATCTTCTTTTACAGTACCCCAATCTGTGCTTGTTGGTTGCCAATGATGTCTGCAATTATATCCACCTCTATCTAAGAATGGGTCGCTACCAGATTTTCCTTGCCAATCACTTTGCCATAATGCTCTTGCTTCTTCTTCAGTAAATACTTTGTTTGCGTGTTCAACACAAAAATCTCTACTATCTCTAATAATAGAACCATAATAAATAAAAGAAGTTAATCCTAATTCATCTGCTCTAAACTTTGCAAACTGTCCATCAAATCCCATTAAAGCATCTTGAACTATTTGTCCTGAATAGACTGCTAGGTTATCTCCAGTTACAGTAGAACCATAAGTTTGTTTAAGTTCATCTACTGCTGTTTTAAAATCTTCTGTATTTGTTTTACCTGCTATCTTTTGTTTCTGAATGAAGTCCACAAGTTCTTGTTGCTTAACTGTATCTGCTTGTTGGTAGATTCCATTAATTTTTGCTCTAATAGTATCTACTACTTCTGCAAAAGGTTTACCTACTAATGTAGATTGATAAACTTCTTGTGCTAATGTGTTTGTAAATTCTGTTGCAAGATTTTGGAATTGACTAAATGCAATCTTTTTTAATTGTTGGATAGTTACTAGATCAGCTTCAGTAATAGATTTAAACTCAATAGGAATAGGAAGCTTACCATAAGTAGATACAATCGTTCCTGCAATCTTATCATAATCATTTATTAATGTTTGAACCTTAGCTAAGTAAAGTTCTTCTATTGCTTGTTGTAGTTTTGGTCTTATCTCAATGGCAAGTCTTGTATTAAATAAAGCACCATCTTTTATTGGAAGTTCTGATACTGATTGGACTACTCTTTGCTCTAATGTTCTAAGAGTATCGTTTAATAATTTTTGATGTTGTGCTTGTAAAGAATCTACTGCTTTTTCTCTTATGCTTTGAAGTTGCTGTAATAAATCTTGTGCCACATTAAACTGTTGGTAATGTTATAGGTTGTGGTGGAAAGTCTCCTAGTGCTACTGTATTCCCATCTATTTCTTGATCTATTGTTAGAAGCATTTCATCATCTTCAATTACAGTTCTTGCAATTTGTTTATCTAGTTCTTTTGTGAATGTACTTGATTTAATATTAGAAGCTTTTGCAGATTGTAATAATTCTAAATCAGTTGCCCAATCTCTAATATCAAATGTAACTGGATATTCTATTGTCCCGTCAAATACTGTTTCTTGCCATAAA